CGAGCACTTGGTGGATTCAACGACAACACACATACTTTAATTAACGCTATTGAATATCTTAGAGGCGAGAAATAATGAGCAACCTATCAAACGTAGTACCTGACATCTACAAACATCTTAACTCTTTATCTAACGGCACAGCCTTACCGCTCACTGATGAGGATATAGATTTTACTACTGAGAGTATCCGTGAGGTGTTAAAGTCTTGGGCAACTCCGAGAGCTAAGGATGCTAAGTTCCATCTACGTATGTCTAATGTAGGTAAAGCTGCACGACAGTTGTACTACGAGAGTAAGAAAGAAACAGGAGCACCTTCTAGCATTGATGCACCAACGCAGATTAAGTTCTTGTACGGCCATCTACTAGAAGAGATTGTTCTTATGTTAGTACGAATGGCAGGACATAAGGTTACAGATGAGCAGAAAGAGATTGACGTTGAAGGTATTAAAGGTCACATGGATTGTAAGATTAACGGTGAGGTAGTTGACGTTAAGACTGCATCACGGTTTGCCTTTGGGAAGTTTCAGAATGGACGACTACCTTACGATGATCCCTTTGGATACCTTGCACAGCTTTCAGGTTACGAAGAAGCAGAGGGTACAAGTGACGGCGGCTTCTTGGTTATGAACAAAGAGAGTGGTGAGTTGTGTATGTACACCCCAGAGCTAGAAGATAAGGTAGACATTGTAGCTAAAATTAATTCTCTTATTCCTGCATTAGAGCTTGACACTGAGCCGGAAAGATGTTATAGTCCTGTTCCAGATGGGATGAAAGGAAATATGAAACTCCCTAAAGATTGTAACTGGTGCGAGTTTAAGTTTAAATGTCATGCCGATGCTAACAATGGTGAAGGTTTACGAACTTTTAAATACTCAAACGGCCTATCATATTTAACTAAAGTAGTCTACACGCCAAAGGTGGAAGAATTATTATGAACGGAAGAAAAGCAAAACAAATTAGGGCACACGTCGATACAGTGACAGTCGCTTGGATTCGAGGGTTACTGAGTGAAGAGGAGGCTGCAAAGGTGAACAAAGATAATTACAAAGCTTCGCTCCCTAAGAAGCCTTATGTATATTTAAAACAAGCAGTCCGTTTAAATGCTTTCCATCCTCGCTGGGTAGCTAAGAAGATTAAGAAGATTTTAAAGCGTGACCCATCAACAAACATTCAGTCAATAACAGTAGGTGATATAGATGAAACTAGATAAGAAAGACCTTAGCCTCGAGGACATGTTAATTGGTGTAGGTATGTGGCTACTTGAGCGCCCTGATCGAACCGCCTCTGACGTTGATGACGGGTACTTAGCTGAGCTGATGTTAAAAATAGAGCATGTGTTAGCTGCTAAGAAGGGGTCTATCCATTAATAAATTTACTAGGATGAAACGTGGCTACCGTAAACCTAGAGTAGCCCGACCCAAGGAGAAGGATGTGCCGAAAGGTTATGACTCTAACTGGGAATGTGAGTTACACCAAGGGATCTTAGATGACTGGTCGTTCCATACAGACACAGTATCTTATACAATAGATCATAAATATGAACCAGACTTTTTGAGGGAAATAGATGGAAAGAAAATATTACTGGAAGCCAAAGGTAGATTTTGGGACTTCGCAGAGTACACCAAATATATCTGGGTTGCTAAAGTATTGCCCTCAGACACTGAGTTGGTATTCTTATTCGCAAACCCTAACGCCCCAATGCCAGCAGCCAAGCGAAGAAAAGATGGAACCAAACGATCCCACGGAGAGTGGGCTACAGCAAACAACTTCCGATGGTTTAGTGAAGACACCATCCCAGACGACTGGATTAACCCGACTAAGAGAGAGACCTTTGATGACAAATAAATATTATAATTTTGAATTTAACGAAGAATCAGATATACCTGAGCCTATCAACGCAGACGACTTCGATAGTATAGATTCTTTTGTAGATGCTTTAAACGCCAGAGCGTATGGTGAAACTGAAAGCTTTGATATGATGGAGAAGGAAAGGTTGGAGGCGCTTAGAAAGTCTGAGTATTATGGACAAGGGGGATCAGCCGAGAAACCTACGGCAGGGGATTCCAAACATGCTTCGATCGAGACGTTCTTGGAAGAGTTCAGACTAGACGACCCAGTAAATAATCCTGAGCACTATACTATTGGCAGCATTGAGACTATTGATTACATTACAGATGTGTTAGGTGAGTATCACGCAGCTATCTTTTGTCACGGAAATGTGTTAAAGTATACAGGTACTAGGTTGTTCGGTAAGGGCAAGCCTATCCAAGACGCTAAGAAAGCTGTATGGTATCTCAACAAAATGATTGAGTTACTTGAATTCACTGAAGACACTAACTGGTAGGACTTGCAATGGACGACAGTAGAAAAGATGAGAGACGTGATCGCTTTGACCGCAAGAAGAAATTTAAAAAGGTCGCAACGTCTTCCAAGTTAAAAGCTGTGAGACGCAAAGAAAACAAAAACCTTAAAACACAAATAGAGAGAGAGTTATTAGAATGATGGATTCATATCAGCAGTACATACACAAGTCACGTTATGCACGATGGCGTGAAGGTGACAATCGTCGTGAGACGTGGGATGAGACAGTAAGACGTTACACAGACTTCTGGGTGTCTCGTGGTCAGATTGATGATGCAATGGCTGACACAATATACAAAGCTATATACAATTTAGAAGTAATGCCATCTATGCGTTGCTTAATGACCGCAGGTGAAGCCCTTGATCGTGACAACATGGCAGGCTTTAACTGTTCTTATGTTGCAGTAGATCATCCAAGAGTGTTCGATGAGATTCTATATGTGTTGATGTGTGGCACAGGTGTAGGCTTCTCAGTTGAACGTCAATCAGTAAATAAATTGCCAGAAGTGGCGGAGGAATTCAATGAAACAGATACTACAATCCATGTTAGCGACAGTAAAATCGGTTGGGCTAAAGCTTTCCGTGAGCTGGTTAGTCTTTTGTATACGGGTCAAGTGCCTAGTTGGGACATTTCAAAACTACGTGCGAAAGGTGAGAGACTCAAAACATTTGGTGGGCGTTCTAGTGGGCCTGATCCTCTTGTTGCTTTGTTCCAATTTACTATTAATACATTCCGCAAAGCTGCCGGTCGTAAGCTAACGAGTATTGAATGCCATGATATTGTTTGCAAGATTGCTGAGATTGTTGTCGTTGGTGGGGTTCGTAGGTCTGCTCTCATTAGTTTATCTAACTTATCTGATGACCGTATGCGTCATGCTAAGTCTGGTCAATGGTGGGAAACTGATACGCAACGTGCTCTCGCTAACAACAGTGCGGTCTATGATGAGCGTCCTGACTTCGAAACCTTCTTAGAAGAGTGGGTAGCTTTATACAAATCTAAAGCAGGTGAGCGTGGTATCTTCTCTCGTAAGGCTGCAAAGAAACAGTCAGCCCGTCATGGACGTAGAGATATTGAGCACGACTTCGGTACTAACCCATGCAGTGAGATCATCCTACGCTCTGCACAGGTTTGTAATTTGTCGGAAATAGTGGTTCGTAGTACCGATTCAATGGAAGATTTACTACGCAAGGCTAAGATTGCTACTATCTTAGGTACGTTACAATCTTCGTTGACCGACTTCCGTTACGTTCGTAACATCTGGAAGAAGAACACACAAGAAGAATGCTTACTTGGTGTTAGCATGACAGGCATTATGGATCATGCTGTCTTATCAGGGAGACAGAAGACTGGTGCATGGTTTGAACAGTCAGGATACGATGAGCTACCTGAGATCTTAGAAGCCTTGAAAGCTGAAACAGTTAAGGTTAATGAGGTGTGGTCAACACGTTTAGGTATCAACCAATCTACGGCTATTACCGCCGTAAAACCTTCAGGTACTGTGTCTCAGTTAGTCGATAGTGCGTCAGGTATCCATGCTCGTTTCTCTCCGCAGTACATTCGGACAGTACGTAGTGATGGTAAAGATCCTATCTCAGAGTTCCTCAAAGACGCTGGAGTCCCTTGGGAAAAAGATGTAATGAATGATGATAACTATGTGTTCTCATTCCCCATCAAAGCCCCTACTGGATCTACAAGCGTTGATGACCTTAACGTACAGCAGCAGTTAGACTTATGGGAGATCTACCAGAACCATTACTGTGAGCATAAGCCTAGTGTAACTATCTACTACTCGGATGAAGAGTTCTTAGCAGCAGGTCAGTGGTTATGGGATCGGTTAGATAGTTGTTCGGGTATTAGTTTCTTACCACGTACAGACCATGTGTATCAGCAAGCACCGTATACAGCTATCACACCTGAAGCGTACAAAGAAGCCTTGGCTCTAATGCCTAAGACTATTAACTGGGACGACCTTGGTAAGTTTGAAACTGAGGATACTACTACAGGGACTCAAGAGCTTGCTTGTGTAGCGGGGCAGTGTGAGATATGAATAAAGAACTCGTTAAAAAACGTGTTAAAGAATTTTTCATAGGATTATTTTTACTTATTCTCTCACCAATCTACGTGCCTTTAGGTCTTCTCTGGGCATCTCGGTATGATGTTCTAGACTTTTACATAGACTGCTTTAGAGCACTTACATTTAGGGGGGTATAATGACCAAGACTAAGAAAAGAAAACTCAAGACATTCATTAAAGACAATAGAGATACCTTTGAAATGTTTGCTTGGTTTTGGGGGGCTAACACATTGATGGCTGTATTCTTTATCATCGTGTACAAGTCAATGCTTGGTAGCTGTGCCTTATGAGCAATAAACAAGAAGGGAATCTAATATCTTTCAAGCTCCTTGTAGACAAGGGAGGGGTTGTCGTTACTGAACTTAGCGGCATCCCCGACAAGGATATGTCTAAGGTCTTTAAAGGCGACGACTTAGTATTGATGAGGGCTTTGTTGAGGCTGTGCAATGATAAGCTACAGCCCCTACATAGTCAGTTAGAGCAAGAACTAGATGCTCTTAACCACGCTACCACTTAACCTTATCTGCCCAGTAAGCCGCAGACATCTTTCCTTTTGCAATGTTCTTAGCGTGTCTAGCTTTAAAGCTGGCACGTTTTGCTTTCATACGGGCAGACTCTCCGGCTTTTGGTTTACCTGCCGTACTCGCTCCTTGTTCTCCAAAGCGTATAGTCTTCGTCTTATCCCCTACCTTAGCTACAACCACATGTGATTTAGTCTTGTGGCTTGGGGTCTTCTTAGGTTTATTATATCCTGAGACTCCTGCGTTTTTTAACTTAGAATCTTTTTCTTTAGCTGCGCTCATGCTTTACGCTCCTATGTGCTCATGCTTTATCTTTTACCGCCCGGAGTAAAATAGAAACCTATTATAGCTCCCAGAGTGGTGATTGAGACAAGAGAAATATGTCCTGTCGTAATGGCTGTCGTGATGCCTTGGTCGATCGGCATTCTATAGAGTCCCCACAGGATGCTGATTTCTTTTGCTTGCTCTGGCGGTATGAAGGTAACAAGCTCGACTGTTGGGTAGAGGGTGCAAAGGATGGAAACGGTGGCAAAGTTGAGCATCCCGATAAGAGCAATAATCCTACGAGTAGTGCGGGTAAAGATAGTTGCTTCTGGGTCATTGCTTGCGTCTCCGAATATCGCCTTTTGAAACTCAAGATCAGCGCCTTTCATCTGCATATCTCGAATCAGTTCTCTTTTAGCCTCAGCTTCCTTGGCTTCGTTGCGGGCCTGTACAGCACCACCAAGCATCTTCAGCATCGAACCCATGCCGGTAGCGCCAAGAGTAGACAACAGCATTGTTATTAATCCAAACATGGCCTCTCCTTATAGCAGTGGGTTAGAGGATTTACCTATTACTTCCACCTTGCTACTTAAGTTAGTAACATTTCTTTTAAGTCCTTCAACTTCTGTTTCAAGCACTCGAATATCTGATTTAATTTTACTTGTGCTTGGGATAACAATTCCTGCAACTTTGTCAGCTGTGTTTTCAACTTGTCCACGCAGCTCTTGCATTTCAGTACCAATATGTGATATGTCATTATCTTCAATCCTCGTTTCAAGTTTAGTTAATCGTGACTCTAGTACTGTACTATCTGTAGAAGCTTCTAAAGCTGCTACCTTTTCTGTTAGTGTTCCGTATCCTACTGCGGCACCGCCAATAGAACTAACGATACCTATCCATAGTGCGATTTGTTCTGGTTTCATCGTGGTATAATCTCCAAAGTTTGTTGAGCCTCGGCAGAGTAAATAGAATACATCTGACTTTCTACGCCTACATTATGTTGGTTCCAATCTAAATTAAGTTGTCGTACATTTAAACTGTCAATTGATATAGCAGTATTTGTAAAGAAATCCATTACTGTATTTGTAGCCATAAATGACGCAGCTATTGTATCAATAACAAACGAGTCTTGTGCATAACCCTCAATCATGTTCTTTGTCATACTTGCTTCTAGCATACCGTCAATGCTTGTGTTGAACTTCTGACGGCTTGATTCTTTAATAGCTCTCAAGTCATTCTCAGTAGCATAGGCTTCTGCATTGATCTTAGTTTGTTGATCACCATCTACAAGCATCTCAGCTATACTCGTCACTGCCGCTATTTCGCTCGCTGCTTCAATTAGAGTCTCTTTCTCAACCTCGTAGGTGCCTTGCTCTAGGTCAATCATATCATTAAGCAGGACAGCCGACAAAGCCTCTGGAGTGCTGTTCACTAATCCATCAGCATACGCTTGGTTAAACACATCCATCTGTGCGGATGTCAGCTCGTAGCTAGTTCCGTCATCGTTGTTGTAAATGATTGTGTTGCCGTCCAGCATAGACTCTTGAGTCCATTGAATATACTCTTGAATGTTACTCGTTATTACACTTGTAATCGTACTTGTGGCGCTTTGTAGTCCTGTCATATCGAAGTCGTTGTCGCTTGCAATTAGTGGAGTTGACAACGATAGGCTGATCAGGAACGTACTTAGGGTTTTGGATATAGTATTCAAGGGCTTCTTCTCCTATTTTTCCTTTAATGGGACATGGGGTTTGTGCGTTTCTCATAGCCCACCAAACTCGTGGGTCTTGACACATAATACTTGTTGCTGCTACCTTTAAACCTAGCGAAGATAACTGGCGTGATAACTTTAAACGCTCGCAGTTTTCATCTGTCTTCATCCTTGAAGCACTAAGTCCTATCTGAAGTGTTTGCATCCCTGCACCAGACGTAACAATACAAGTATCTGTCTGGTATGTTGGTGTAGAAGGAGCTACTGCTGTAGTTACTGGCATCCCTTCTTGGTTCACTGTAGTTTCAGTTGTAGTTGTAATTGTTTCTGCTTGTTGGTTACTTCCAAAGTCTCCTACGTTTGCTTCACTCGCTTGCGTGTATGGACTTATAAGCAACAACATTATCATTAATAGTTTCTTCATGCACTTTAAGCTCTTCTATTTTTAATACCCATGTTGTAGGTATTGCAATATGAGCACCTCCCTCGTTTAATTCATCATCCTCTTCGACTATTCTTGAACGCATTACAATTACTTTATTGTCATCATAGTGAATTAGCCAGCCTACCTCTTGACAAGTGGCGGGTTCATGGTCTACAATATCTTCTATTGCCGTCCACGCCCCATCACTGTCTTGTGCATCCTGCCAAGTCAACCGTACCATAGGTATGTTGTCTATGTTCATTAAGTCTCCTAAAAAGTAATCGTCCGTTTTTCGTAAGTTATATTAGTCACTTCATCAGTAAAGTCTTCTTTGACGTAAGCGACTCCTCCGGTTTCATATAGGTTAGGTTTTAGTACACCCTCTTCAAAGGCTGCTGTAGATTTACCAGCGATTGCCCACGAGTCTACTGCTGTGAAGTTAGCTTGGTAGTACGCTTTAAGCGCATCTGCGAACTCTTGGGAATACAAGTAAGCCCTGCTACCATCTGCATCGTTTCCTGCTAGGTAGTAAGACTGCTCTAAGACACCATCAGTCACTAAAGCGTAACGAATAAAGCATAGGTGGTCATCTTTAAAGTACCCAAAGACTTCACCCTGTGGCATCGCAAGGGCATTAGGAATGCCTATGCTAAAGTATACCTGTGCATCAGCTTCCGTAGGTGTGCCTTCAAAAGGTAAAGTACCTTCTAGTATTTTACTTTTACAGTCCTCAAACAAACGAGTAATATCATCTGAAGAGACGCTGGTTAATTTTCTTACTAAGTGTGTCATATTAACTCCAGAGTTCTACTCTTATTGTTTGGTTAGCGAAGTAATCACCTACTTCACCCGTTGTTTGTTTCCATTGAGGAAATTTAAGATTCGTAGTGCTACCGTTGATGAAACCCGTCCTATCAAACGGACTGTAAGGGATGTCTGCTCTTTCAAGGGTAAGCACTAAGTATCCAGCACCACCACCTGTAATGTTGTACAGCTTAACTGTCTTAAATGCCCCTGCGTCTGAGTTAGTAACATTACCTGCTGGAGTAATAGAAGCTAAGTATTGAGATGAGTTACTCCCTAACGCCAGTTCAAACTTGTTGTTATGTTGACGTAAAGATTCAATACCATGTGTAACACCATCAGCTAGATCAATAGTAGATGGGCTTCTTGAGCCGTGGTAATACCCCTGACCTTGACCATAACCTGAGTAGATGTTTCCATATATGTTAGCAGTGCCACTTATTACAGTTGTAGAGTCTATAAGAGAACTTGCAATCACTGAGGATACAATATTACCAAACGGAACCCGCACTAAAGTAACTGTGTTGTTTATTATAGAATTTATCATACCGTTTACCATCCTTAGCTCCTATGTTGAGCGGGTTTCGTCAATGAAAACTGTGGAAGATCCGATTGTTGTGAATGTTCCATCAGTCGCTGCGCTCACTTTAAAGTAAGGGCAAAGGATAATTTCTTTAATAGTGCTTGCGTCAAAAGTTTCAATGAGAGCATAATCCGTACCATTTATACTTCCATAAAGAGTTACATTAGTGTCTCCTTTTACGATTTGAAGAACACCTTGACCGTTAGAATTTTTCATGTTAGGGTTGAATGCTGTGCCTACTACTACTTGTGCTGCCATAATGTGTTGCCTCTTATTGGTTATTAAATATCAAAGTCTGTGTTGGTAAAAATTATAACTGATTTAACCCAGTCTAAAACTCCCACCGCTTCTGTCGGACTGATTGCTCCGTCCTCAACGTGAGTTGTTATAAGTTCTAATATAGCCATATACATTGCGTCAGTCTTTCCGTCTGTACGTGCAAAGGCTTTGTGGTCTTTTATGTTTTTAATGTTAGGCATATTACTCCTCTTTAGCTACAGGGCGGTTTTTAGTTTCTTTCCACTGCTTCATGTACTCTGAAAACGATAAGCCTGTTTCGATTAGCTGGTCTGCTGTGACGTTAGCAACTTCTTTATTATCCGAAGATCTAATAATAGTCATAGGATCGTCAAGTTTTTCTGGCGCTGCTGGAGCTACTCGCCCTTTAGCTTTTTGTTCAACTAAAATATCACTTATTAAACCGTGGTATTTAGCAGCTATATTATCTCCCATACCTTCTGTCGTATCTGACCAAGTTTTTAAATTTTCTGTAGCTTTTGTAAAGTCTCTATTGCCGTACTGTACGGGCAGCTCTGTATTATCACCGTATTGATGTTGAGCTGCAATAGCTGCAAACTTCTCAGTCTCTGTCATGTCATTCCAAGCTGTGGGGTCTTTCATCCGAGACTTAACTTGGTCAATTGTTTTACCTACCACCACTGAATCTACCGCAGTTTGTTCTTCAGAAGATAACTTTAAAGGGTTTTTAGCTACAAACTTTCTAGCTGCTTCACCTTTTAAATTTAAATATGGAGTCAGTTTAGTTACCATGCTTTCGCTTAGACCTAAATTTTCTAACTCTTTAACGGAACCTAATTGTCCAATATCAAAACCTGTACCCACCGTAGCTCCAGATTTGTCACCTGTTGCTGGAACATATATTGTATCTGTACTCCCTTCCCATTTACCGCCATCTTTAGTGCCTAATAAGGTTGTGAATTTAGACACTTCAGATACTTCAGGGGTTATAGGTACTTCAGGTACTTCAGGTACTTCAGGTACTTCAAGCACTTCACCACCACCGTAGCGCATCATGCGTTTATCTTCTTTATCAAACGTACTAGCATTCACAGACTTATACTGCTCAGGTCGGAATAAAATATAAGAGCTGCTAATTCTTTCACCTTGTAGTGAAGGCTCGACCATGTTGCGATACTTAATAGAATCAAAACCCATGTCTTCTAAAAGCTTTTGTAGCTTTTTAGTTAGTGTCACCTGTCGTAAGCTACTTGTTAGTAACTGCTCTGAACTGTTAAAGATGTCAGGGAGCGCAGGAACTTCTAAAGCATCTGCCATTAAAACATTTAATCTATCTTGGAATTTCTTAGGTATCTTCTTTCCTAATCCAGACCTAAGTGCGTCTATAAGTTGATCAGAAGATGAGCTTAAAAGATTCTCTGCTGACCAGTTAGAAGCGTCTGTAGGAAAGACCAACGGGTTCTTAACGTTTACGTAGCCTTTCATTATACTAACGCTAGGCATGGCACTCGAGGGCGCTAAGTCCATTGAGCCTACTTGATCTAGTTCATCTGGAGTTATGTTATCAAAGTCTACATCTTCCATAGTCATCCCTTCACGACGAGCTTGCTCATCTGCAAAGAACCTATCCATTTCAGAACGTTCCATTTTACCTTTACCAGAGCCGGGGATTGATAACACGTCTTCAGCTTTACGGTCGTTGATTCCTCTAGCTGCCATGTAGTTTGCTTGGCCTTCAGTACCTACGTGTACACCCATTTCTCTAGGGGATACAAATGCTACCTCAAAGTCTTTTTCTGCGAAGTCAGAGATGCCTCGGAACTTAGGAGTCTTTTCAATAGATGAGTCTAAGAAGCTTTCTAAGTTTTTTAACCTCACGTCTTCAGCTATCACGCCTTCTTGACCTACTATATTTTTAGGTGACTCAGCTTGCATAGACTTTAAAGTTGTCATAAGTTCAGCGTTATCAGAATTGTTAGCAATGTAGTTAGTTATAATCTTTTTTCTACCTTCATCGGTAATGTCATCAGAAGGTATAAACTTATTATTCCTAGCAAAAATATCTACAATATCTTCTAGTCCTTGTACCTGTTCTAGTTTATCTGCGGGCGCTAACGTACTTACGTGTGCTTTAGATGCTTCACGAGCTTCTGTTAAATAGAAAGCAATATCTGCAAACAAGCTCTGGTCAGGATCAGCTTCGTCGCTCATCTCAGCTTGATAATTAAAATCATCTATTTCATCTTGAGTGTATCCACGAGAGATCTGGAAGTCTTCGCCGTATTCCCCTTTACTTTTTTCTTGTATAGCTAAAGTTTCTTTAGAATAAGGCTTGACATCTTGATCCTTTTCCCTTAAAATAGTCTTCATACTTAACGCTATGTATTCCTCAAGCTCTTCTTCACCACCAAACTCATCTACTTGTGAGCCAACAATAGCTCCGAAGTCAGCTTGGTCTGGGTCGTAAAACTCATCAGCCTGTCCTTTAGCGCCGCTTAAACCAGCAGACTCTTTAATACCATCGACTGCATCGTTAATTAATCGAGGATCTAAGATGCCATCTGTTGCATCATTAATAGTTTCAGCTAAGTAACCTGAAAGCTTTGTAGCCCCTTTAGTTACAAGTGATCCAATACTGAATCCTTGTCGCTCTACTTTCTGAGGATCTAGTTCGTCCATGAAAGCTGAGCCAGCTTGGTAGTTGTACGGCAAACCAGTAACTTTATTAATTCTTTCATCCGGTTCTTTAGGAGCGTTAGGTACTTCAACAACACCACCTTTAAGGAACTGTTGTCGTTGTATGTCATACTCGAACTTAGGAACAAAACCTTTTAAGTTTTTATCTCTTTCACGTAGCATGTCTTTATACTTACGCATGTTCTCAGGGCCAACTACAGTAGAGCCTGCCGCAAAGAAAGGAATCTTAGTGCCTAATACTTGATTATATTTACCGTAAGCTAAACCTAAAGCGTCAGTAGCTATAGGCCCAAAAGGTGCAGTAGCATATCCGGTTATCGTGCCTGAATACTTTGCAGCATCACTAGCCCGTTGTAAGTTATCAAACAACATGCCGTTACCGCCCCAACGCTTTATAGCTGAAAGACGAGCCTCTGTAGGCGTGGTGTCCCTTTCACTTTTACCATTACTGCGGTAGTAATTAGTCATCCGAGCTGTTTCAGTCATCAACAAGCCAGCCATTGCTAACTTAGGTACGTTACGTCCTGCGTCTTTTGTTACAGCTTTAGCAGCCCCTTTAAGGATTGTGTTTGTAAATGCTGCGGGGTAGCCTAATAGTTGGAAAGCTATCATAGTTTTAGGGTTAGAGTGTAGTAGCGGCTTTAAACCTGACATTGCAGAGGGCTGCAAGATTACTGAGTTAGTATATCGTGCAGCTCCATTATTTATTTGATCAGTAAAAGCGTCTTCTTTTTTAGCTCCTCCTTTAAACCAAGCAATACCATCATCAGGGTCGATGTTAAGTTCTAAGAGTTCACCTCTTAAAGTTTCAATGCGTGGTGTAACAGGTTGATTGCCATGAACTGCAAGCTTCTCTATGTTTTCTTCAATCAAGTTCCGACCGCTTATATACGAAGTTGTCTGTACAAACTTAGTCCACTGGTCTAGGAAGTTCATACGGAAAAACTTATTGCTTACTTTCTGCATAGTGTCTGAAGCAAAATCGTCACCACCTAAGCGGTTTCCTGCTTGAGACTGTGCTTGCTCCATTGCGAGGCTATGTTTCTTTAACTCTCTAAAAGCTTCATTAGCTGTCATGCCTTTCTTGGTCATTAGCTCAGAATGTAAATCGCCTGTCATCTTTTTAAAGCTTAACTCAGATGCTTCAGCAAAACCTTTAACAGAGTTTAACACTCCAGCTTTACCGATGTTAATAAATACTTCTGTTAAGCTACCAATAGTTGCTAAAGGTAGTAGAGCTAAACGTGTACCGAGTGAATAGCTATCTGCTGCTGTCTGCATCTTTGAACCATAACGCTCCATGTTTTCACCAGTTGCAGATCTATAAAGCTCTCGAATCTGTTCCCGCTCTTTCTTATTAAGAGTCTTACCAGCAGATTTCATTTCTTTTACAATGGGGTTAATCCACTGACTCATAAATTCTTTTTCATTGGAAGCCATCAATACTTTCTTTTTAGCCAGAGCTTTACCAGCTTGATAGTTATAATCCGCAGTCATGCCAATTAAATCAGTATTTAAAAAATCTGTAAATACAGAATCATCTTTAAATGTAAACTTACGTTTAGCGGCGAAGAACTGACCGCCTGAACCACCGTCGAGTTGATTTTCAATATCTAACATGCTCTCTGTAATTCGTTTAGCTTCGGCTGCATTTTTAGCTTCACCAGATTTCATGAGTAGCGATTCAAATCTTTCAGGATCAGATTCAATAGCTTTTCTATTCCACATACGGGGGATATAGTTTTCTATTTTATTAGCTATAACGCCTTCAGAGTATAATTGATCACCTATAGTTTTATATAGACCTTGAATCTGTTTAGCTGCAATACCTATTTCTTTTGGTACGCCTTTAAAGTCTCCACGAATAGCTTGGTTTAGTAGATCGTTAACCTTGTCTGAGACATCACCTTTAATTGTATTTAAAGCTAAAGGCTCTACAATTTTTAAGTATTGTGTATTGAACTCACCAGTGTATCGTGCTTGAGCTTCGCTTAAATCCATACCAATACGTTTTTTAGTTTTTCCAAATCCTTCTGCAAACTCATGACTTAAACGTGTTTGCAAAGTCTTAGCTGTTTTAGAGAACTTAGTATATGGAGTTAAGACTCCAGCACTTTTACCAAACAAATTACCTGTTAAGTCTGTAGTAAACTGCCAGACACTGAAAGCTAATTTATTTTTAATCTGTTCGCCAGTAGCGCCAGAGTTTAACGCCCCAGTTACTACCGATTTAAATTCTTCTTTAGTTGCATCACCACCACCTATGTCGTTTACAAAATCGTTAACAACATTATCTACATCCACGTCTTTCATGTTTACCACAGACCCTTCAGGGCCTTCTAGTAAACGATCAGCAGCGTTAACAACTTTACTACCACTAGCCGGTATCCATTCACCGTCGATGCCTTCATCAAACAAAGCCATACCTTTACTTTCACTCATTACAGGCGCTTTTTCTAAATCGTCAGTAAGTCTTTTAGTCGCATACTTACTAGCCACTTTACCTATACCGTATGAAAGAGCGCCACCCATTAATGCACCTGACCCAGCCGCCATAGCTGCTTGGCCTACATTAATGCCACCTTTACGTTCGCCAATTTCAATCTCTAAGTCTTGAACTGCCAAGTCTTGCATACCTGTAATAGCGCCTGTGTAAGCTGCTGCGCTTTTAACTGGGTTAGCTGCTGACTTTGCTAAGACTTTAGCGAGGGCTGCTTTAGCTCCAGTACGTACAGAAGCACTAGCCGCAGCGCCTCCTACGTTGCCGAAGACTACAGACAAAACAGCAGGCAATGTTTCAAAGTTAGCTAGTACGTCCATGCCGTAGTCTTTAGCAGCGTCAAGCGTTTCTTTTGTCCCTGTAACTTCAGTGTCTTCCCACTTAGCTCTAAGATCTCTATAAGCTCGTTTAACATCTTCAGGTGCGTCTGCCATAGCACTAGATTTACCAGCTACAGAAGTAATACGCATAAAATCATCACGCAAAAACTCAGCAGGGCCTGAATCACTGTCGAGCATTTTAGTTGCAAAGTCTTGATGATCACCTAAGTAAGAAGTTAAAATATCATAATCTCTAACGACTTCAGCATCATTTTCAAAGTTAGTTACAGTTGGACGCTTGTAGGAGGTTACTCTATTTATTTCTTCCTCAGATAATAAAGGCTCTATAGTCTCACCCTCATAGTTATCTAAACCAGAGTGCATCTGTTCCATTCTACTTAGTAGTGTATCTGACATTAATTCTTTCCTCAAACGTTGATGAATGTGTTTTTAGAGCGGGCAAACTTTTCTAGTTCTTCTTTATATTCATCTTGTAAGATGTCCATAGGCTTACGGCGTAGTGGCATCTGTTTGCTTTTAGGTTGAGAGTTTATCCAAGATTTTAAGTTTTGTGCTGGTGACACTTGTGTAGGAGCAGATGCAGCTTTTATATCAACGCTAAACCTTTCTCTTACTTCATCTAAAGACAAACGATTTAATTTTAATTTCTCTTGTCGAGGTAGAGAGTTTCTCCATTCTTTTACAACGTCATCTGGAATAGAAGGTTTTGCTGTTACGGGTTCAGGAAGGTCAATTTCAGATGGACTGTCAACACCCATAGCTTTCCCTAACGCTAGAGCAGCTTCTGGTCTGTCGCCGAGCATTGTTCGAACTCTTGATCTCGCTTGCGTACTTAATTTAGAATCATAGAAAGCGCTATTCTGAGCGTAATCAGTTAAGAAGCCTCTTTTAACATTATCATTAAAAGAAATAGAAGATGTACCACCGTCTTCAATATCTGTTGCAGCCATGTAAGCTACTAGAGGATGGTAGCCTTTTGAGTCTGTTAAAAGATTATGCTCTTCTCTTATAGATGTACCCCAACCCGCCTCATCTAACATGCCTTCTGTATTTATTACGTGCATTACGGCTGCTAGTTCCTGAGATTGTTTTGGACGTAAACCTAGCTCGGTTAAAGAATCTTGAGTAATCATTATTTTTGCATATTGATTATTGGCAACAGCTTTAACCCTGTCTTCGTCGGTAGCATCTTGAACAAGGAGTGAATTATATTTACCCAATATATCTCTTTGATCTACAGTTAAAACTTGAGCTACCGCAACTTTATTCTGCTCTACCTGATCAGGATAATTTTTAATAAGTTTAGCGGCTGTTTCAACATAAGTTAAATCAGTAGGAGTTACTTCACTCCCAGTGTCTATAGACATAATTTTAACTGTTCCATCAGCTAATTTAATTTCTCTGAAGCTCTGAGTAACTGCTTTAGGCTCACCAAACTTAGAACCTACTGAGGTTTTTATATCGACAAGTTCGTTGCTTACAATTCCAACACTCATCCCGCCTGCTTCTTTAGACCATTCTTTTATTTTCTCTTCAGACTTAAATGGCGATAACCCAACTCGACGCAACTCTCCATAGGCCGCTACGTTCTCTGAGCTTTTAAACAGCTCATTAGCTTTGACACTGTTATCTAAAGGATCTCCATCTTGTCTAAACAAACCTTTAAACTTACGCATAATGGCGCTGCCGACATCTGTACCTCGACTAGCAGTTAAAGCCTTAGTATATGCGTCAGCACCATCTGTGCCTACACGCTCTAGTAACAGTTTATCTTGATCGGCTGACGAGTTGTATAGTTTTTTAAGTTCCTTACCAGCCTTCATAGTTTCATTATAGAGCAACTGCTCACGTTGAGTAGCATTATATGATTCTGGAACCGCTCTATTAAAAGAAGTCGTTAACTCAGCAGCGGCTTTCTGTCTCCAGAACTCTTCCTCGCCACCCTCGAAAACAAGCGCCTGTTGTCTATCGTTCATCCGTCCAGTAGCTCCTTGCACAGCCGACTTAAACTGAATGTTCTTTTGAAGCACTGGCTCTTGATTCAAGAAGTTTTCTGTGGCTGATCTAACCATAGAGTTACCAATAGACAGCACAGCCTTTGCACCGTATCCGTACAAGAGTTGTTTTCTTTCTCGCTTACGTGCTTCCGAGGCTTGACGATCTCTATCATCTACAGATCTTTGATACATGTCGTCACGGCGTTGACGGCTACCAGCAAGCATTGATGTAGCAAATTGTGTAATATCTTTTCGTTCACTCATTATTTTATACCTTTAAGCTTGTGGAGGGGCCATTAGACTTTCTTGTTCGGGAGCTGGCGCAGCTTCAGTGGCTGGTGCAGCTTCAGTGGCTGGTGCAGCTTCGGGAGCTGGTGCAGCTTCAGTGGCTGGCGCAGCTTCGGGAGCTGGTGCAGCTAAAATACTTTCTGTATCTGGTAAGCTTTCCAGTTCTTCTAACATTGTAGGGGTCACAATATTTGCGGGGACACTACCAGACTTTGAAGACTGCACCATATCTCTGATTTTTTCTTCTTCAAAACTTACACCAAGTATTTCTTCAGTTTCATCTGCGTCATCTAGCTGTCCTCTATATACAACCATTTCAATCCCTGCTCTTTCTGCTAAAGCAATAAGCATGTAAGCAGTAGGTTCGATAAGCATTAACATTAGATCTGGGTTCCACATCCCTTTCTGAAACCCATCAGTTAGAAGAGCTTGAGTGATGTCCATAATAGGAACACCTTGGTCTATAGTTTGCATCATTGCAACATAAGCTTTTGGTTGAATTAGTTTTACCCATACAAACTCAGACGCTTCGTGTACATCTACAAACTTTGGAGCTTGTTCAAAAGGAGCGGGATTCTTTGGATCATTAGTATATGACGATCCGGGAATTGCTCTTTTTCTAGACCCAGCTTGTTTTTCTATTTGTTTTTGAAGATCAGACATTTTAATACCTACCTATACTTTTTGAGGGTTATATAATTGTGCCATCCGCTGACCGTACATGTTTGACTGGGTTGCGTTATAGCCCCAGTTGCCTTGGCTTGGCTGCCATGATGAAGTAAAACGGGCTGGATTTACAGGTTGAGAATAAGACTGAATAGTCCCTGTTCGTGCTATGTTGCTACCGTCAAACCCTGCGTATCGGTTTCCTTGAGCACCATAGTTAACAGGCTCAAACTCTTCTTCACCAAAGATTGCTTTATTTAACTCAGCTTTTACATACTCTGTTGCTATGGTTGTAGGGGCCTCAGTAACTATCTCTATAGCTTTATTTTTACCCGCTTTTGCGCCTTTAACAAGAGCGTTTTTAGTACCTTCGTAGCCTTTTTGAAGTAAGCTAGGACTAGCTACTTTATCTAACCCTACAGCCTGACCTAGTGTTTCTTCACCTAAACCTAACGTGCGGTCGAAGTTCACAGGCTCAGCAATTACTTGACCAACGTTATCTGAAAGACTTGAAGATTTAGAGTAATCGTCAAACTTGAAAGGCTCAAAGTTCACGACTGGATCAGCGTCAGCTACAGAATTAAATGCAGAAGTTAACGCATCAATATCTGATTGACTTTTAGTTAAGTTAGCAAATCTTGATGTGTCTCCAAAGCTTTTACTGAAAGCAGAGTTGTCACCAAAGAAATTAGCCGATGCACCTTTAACGTCAAAGCCCATTTTTTTAGCGGCTGTTTTAGAAAAAGCAGTGACAGTTTCAACAACACCTTTAGTTATGTTTGTGAAAGTGTTAGCGCCTGTTGTGACTACCCTACCTGTAAAATCCATTAAAGCTTGAACGCCTGTAGTTATAACGCTGTCCTCCCCGAAGATAGCGCTAGTAGTAGCTACAAGCCCATCAGCCAACGCAGCTCCTACTCCCGGCAGTGCATTCATCACCCCTAAAGCCCCGCCCACCGCTACCTCACCCATAAATAGCGCAGTGTCTCTTGCTTGCGTAACTATGTCTATACCTATATCTTTACTTACTTTACCAATTGCAGTTAAACCATCTTTAACTACACCGTAACCGCTTGTTGCTAACTTTAAGAAATCCAACACTATTTTGTACCCCTTTATTAATTATTGTTTGACTATTGTTCTTGACCTAAACCGACAGCGTCTAAAGTTTCTACAAGGCTCATTGCTGGCGACCCACCAGAAGCCGCATAAGATGTATCGGCTGCCATGCTTGCAGTAACGATTTGAACTATTCTACTTTGATTATTTTCAAAGTTATTGTTTGCAAAAGTAGCTTCATCTTTGAGTTCCTGCCACAACTGCGCTTGTATTTGTTGATTCATTGCAAAGGCATTTGCTACGTTTTGACGATTAGCATCATTAATAGCTGCTGTGTCCACAGTGTTTGCATTTCTACGCCAAGTTAAATCTCCTTGCTGTATAGTCTGTGCGTTGGCGGCGTTCCACTGCTCACGTTGGTTAACCATGTTTAAATTAAACTGCTCTGTGTCAGACGCTAGTGTAGCATTAGCAATAGTAGCTTGTAATTGATTGCCTGCATTTTCAGCGTTAATTTTGTTTTCTTGTTCTACGTTAAACTTAGCCATTGATGAAGTAGCAGTGGCGTTGTATTGATCTATCTGAGTACCTAGCGTAGCCATGAACTGATCTGTTTGCATCGTGCTCTCAGCATTAAACTGTGCTGTAGCGTTTGCTGCTGCCGTATCAGATAATAAAGTTTGGTGATCCTGTTGAGAATTTAAAATTTCTACTTGCTGCTCATTAGACATATTAGCTAAGTCCATCTGTAGAAAGTTTGAAGCGTTCTGTACAGAGACCTTAGTGCGGTTATCTGCGTTTGACAAATCCATAGAGGCTTGGTTAGTCGCATTCTGTAAGATAGCTGTGTTTTTAGCATCAAACTCATTCATAGTCATTGTTTGCACAAATTTACTATTTACTAATTCAACCTGAGACGCAGCGTCGAACTTTGCTAAATCAATATTTGCATTAGTTTGGGCGTTGACTACAGCTCGTTGTTGGTCTGCGTTTAACTGGGCAACACCCATAGTACTTGCAATGTCGGCTTGAGTTAAGTTGGTTTTTAACGTAGCTTCTAAGTTTGCTAATTCAGTTTGTTGCGCAGCTGTTAAGTTATCTGAGCTTGCGTCATTCTGAGCTTTTAAGTTTGCAAGCTTCATCTGAGAATCAGCGCTCATGTTAGCGATGTCCATAGAGTTTTTCAACTCAGCGTTCTTAGACAAGAATTCTGCCGCAACGTTCATTTCTGCAAGCTTTCTTTGGTTGTCTGCTGTCATGTTATCTCGATCAGACGCAGCTTGAAACTCTAAATTAGCAAGAGTCATTTGCTGTTCGTTGCCTAGATTTAATGCCATTGTTTCTTGACGGTTTCTGTTGTTCTGTTCAGCAGTACGTTGACGATTCTCTAAGTTTTGTACTCGTATTTGTTGCTCTTGTGCCGCAGTCGAGATCACAGCTTCTTGAGTGAAAGAGCTTTGAAGCTTCTTCATATCATTAGCCATTTGAGCTGTCTGACTTACAGCGGTTTGCTGATTAGCTAAGTTAGCTAAACGTCGATTCATATCTAACGTAGCTGTTGTAATATTAGCTTGCTGCTCGTTATCTAAATTCTGAGCTGCTCGTTTTTGTAAAGCGTTAGCATTGTTTTCAGCAATAGGTAAAGCACTTTGAATAATTGCATTGAATAAAGAATCACGTCCTATACTAGATGATGATAAACCCCGTTGAGCTAACATATTATTTACGCTATCTACAGCAGGTCGTGCCCATGCTGGAACTTTATCTTCTTCTAACGAACCTAACAAGCTTTCCATCTGCGAAGACATTAAAGCTTCTTTAGGTAACGCTGCAATAGCTGCTCTTACTTCAACAGGCTCATTATCTAATTGTGCTATTACTTTTTCAGCATCTTCTACAATAGCTGCTGTAATTTCTGGTGGTAAATCTCCAACTTCTGCAAGCATTTCAGAAGCTACACCTACAGCGGCTTCACCTTGAACTGCACGAGTTGTAGTGATGTCATATCCTAATACTTCTGTAATCTGTGCGGCTTCCATTGGAGTGAAAGTATCGTCAGTAATTGCATTACGTTGCGCCGCTTCTGCCGCAGGTGTTGCCGCTACTATAATCTTCTCGCCCGTCACAGGGTCCACTGTAGACTTTGTAGAGACATCAAAGCCTACGTTCTGTGCTAATGCCGCCTGCTCTGCTTCTGTGTTACGGTCAGCCACTGTGGCCTCTGTAGTCATTGTTGCGTCAGTTGAAACGGCAGTAGAGTCTTCGGAAATTGCACCTGTAACAACTTTAGCGTCTCCGTAGGTAGACATGAACTCTCGTTGTTTGTTCTGATAGGTTCGAGCCTGTTCTATAAAGCCCTCATCAAAAGCTTTTAAATCTGCTTCAGCTTTAGCTATTGCACCTTCATCGCCTGCTGCGCCTGCTTCTTCATAAGCTTTTGCTATCGCCGCTCGCTCAGGGTTAGCCATATGTGCATCACTTGCTTCTTTGAACGCAGCAGCTTCAGGTGTTAGATTAAAAGCATCAGCAGCTTTTTGTTGCTTTACCTGATCCGCTGAAATTGTGTCTACTGTCTGAGCGTCTACAGTTTTGGCTTGCTGTACTGTGGCAGCTTGAGCAGCGTCAACAGCCTCTAAATCACTTGCCTCCACCGTAGGCGCTGTAGCTTGAGTCATAGCACCTAACTCTTGAATATCGTCTTCAGAAGTAACTAAAGTCTTATCTGTCAACAGGACGGGAGCAACTGGGTTGTCGCCACCCGCTAAAGCTTTATTTTTTGCTTCCTGTGTAAGTCCTATATCTATTGTCATGCCATTATCTCCATTTGTCCCGCCAAGATTTAAACCGCTTAAAACTTGTCCGAGTTCAGAATTATCATATGTTGTTGAATCTGTGGTTGAATCTATTTCATCTTCTGTGACTTCAAGGTCTTCTATTTCTTTTTCCTCTGGCAGCACTGTTCCTGTAGATTCATGGACTGTACCTCCAGTAACAATTGGGTTATCTGAGGCTGCTGTACCTGCTCCGTTACTTACAGTCCCAGCCCAAGCAGTACCACTACCAAGCTGGATGTTGCCCGCAGAGTCATAACCTATATTTGTATTAGTGGTTGTTCCTGATGTGTCTGGTATAAACGTGTCTGAATCGCCCATGAAAATATCATACGTATTTCCAAGAGTAAAATTGTCTTGGGCCTCTCGTATAATTGTAAGGGCTGGGCCTACGATTGGAAGACCTGTAGCGGCATCCATTAAAGCGCCTGTTGCCTCATCTATTACAGCACCTTTAAAAGCTTCTTTGGCTAAAAGCTTCGCCATCATATTTTTAGATATGTCGTAATAACCCCCAGCTAATGCGCCTAGTGCAGCACCCGTTAAAGTGGCTTTTACTATACCTTTAGTTGCATTCCAAACTTTCTGACCCAAAGTCGGCCCTGTTAAATCGTCTAACTCTGCCTGTGTAGGGGGTTTTATATTTAAATCTATATACCCAGAAGTTAGATCAGCAGTGTTGTCGGCTTCTGGAAAACTTTCTATAACGGCTACTTCGGGTTCAGTTGTTTCAGTTGTGTTAGTTGTTTCAGTTGTTTCGTCCGTTGTTGTACTTCCAGAAGGCTCAGTAAAGTTACCCTGCAATGAGGGCAAAGGCATGTCGTATTTTTGCAGCATGGCGGTTCGTTCACTTGCAGTCAAACCCTCTAGCATACTATATTCAAATACACCCAAGCCGCCTTGCTGCCCCGTCCAGTAGTTATGTTGATTTTGCTGCGAGAAGCCAGCAGGCCCCATTCCTCCACCGCCACCACCATAACCACCATAATAAAATTTCTGGCGTTTAGCTTTAAGTCCTTTTAAGAACTTTTTAGTATTCCGTTGACTTCTTTTCTTACTCATTTATATACCTGTAATGTAGGAAGTGTCGTATTTTTGTGTAGCTGCCCAGCCGCTTTCATTTCTTTAATCTTCGTAAGATAAGGCTTTAGCCATTCAAAGTTAGTCATATTATTTGTTACTTGACAAAGCGTTCCGTTTACTGTATAATTATATATGTAGCTTACGGGGTTTTCATTATAAGTATACATGTTTAAATTATTTATAAGGGCTTCGTGTTTTAAGCGTAGCATTTGTAAAGCGTCTTCTCCTATTACAAGCTCCTCATCAAACTTAAACTTAGCTGCTTCTTTACTGTACCAAGTAACCCTACATTGTATTTCAGAACCTTCACTGTAGTCTCTCTGCATCATAAAGTACTTCTGTCTCCAAAGCGCAAAGCGTAAAGCGGTCTGGTGGTTATGTCCAGCATACTTCTTTAGCCTTTCATAGTTAAAATCTTTTATAAGATCTTTGTAATTCACAGTAAAAGGTTTAGTTTTTTTACCTTTACTCATGCCTACTTGATTCTTTAAACATACCACATCTGGTGGCGTAGATAAGTTTGCAATGTCTTTATAAACTTTTACGCCTTGGGCAGTTAAGTAATCATCCCCGTCTACTAACACACAATAATCATTATCAGAGGCTAGGAAAAGATCGAGTACTGAGTTCTTACCTTTAGCCGGTGTGCCGTTGCTTTCAGTGATGTAGTATTCAACCTCTTCTTTCTCGCAGTGAGCTTTAACTTTTTCTTCATATGCTTTAGATAAAGAATTAATTACTATTACTGTATCTTCTTTCGGGATGTTGCTATACTCAGGGCTATTATGTCTTAGTAGAGCTTTGAAGTCCCTTGATGTTAATACATAAAACTTTAACTTCATTCTTTGTCTAACAACTTTTGAATAGTTTCAGATTCATAGATACGAATCCCTAACCACACTATTGTAAACAATGATGCTGTAGGCGGCAACCAAGCCGCTAAAGCCATGATGCCTGTGGAAGCTGCTGCTACGTCTACAACTTCTTTTACTGTTTCTGGACTAGGGACTCCTGACATAACTACCTCCTACTTAATCTAAAGCTGCTGTGGCTGCTTCGATAGCAGTAGTAACATCTGTAAAATCTTCGGTTGTCCAGAAGGGCCTACGCTTCATGTAAGTAAGATGATCTAAGTTGCAGCGCAAGATAGATTCAAGATTTTCCTCAGAGCTTCCTGCATCCAGCTCAACAATTGCTTCGTTGATTGCAGTGACGGAATCTTTTAAATTATTATACTTTTTTAAAATCTCTTCAAGTGTTAATTCTTCTGACATGTTACGCCTCCAATGCGCTAATGCGCTCTTCTAGTTGTTCGATTTTTTCTATAGCTTCTTGGAGTGCAGAAGTTAAAAGAGGCACAAGTCGTGAAGTATCTAATCCTTGAGTCTCTATATCACCATTTTCATCTACAGCATCTTTAGTTCCACTTACAGCTTGCGGCACAACTTCTTGAACTTCGTGAGCAATGAAGCCTTCTTCATTCTTACTAGGTTCAGTGAGAAAGTTAAATGTGCAAGGCTTTAAAGCTTTTAATCTATCAATAGAACCTGTAAGTGGAGTTACATTTTCTTTTAAGCGATAGTCTGAGGTAACGTTATAAGCTACTCCAGTAGTAGAAGTTGTGATTTCTCCAATTACTTGCCCGTTATGATAATACCTAGCAGCATCTATATTGCCGGTTTGCGTTGAAGGTCGTGCCCAATATAAGGAAGATGTTCCGTTAGTGCCAAAAAACCTAACACCTCCATTAATTGTGCTCCAAGCTTTAGAACTTGGACCAACCATAATGTCAAAGTTAGTAGCAGTAGACACTACAACGGGGAATGAGCCTGCTGCTAATACAAGTCTGGGAGTAGTGTTGGTTCTTAAATCCAGACCACTTCCGTTACCATTAAAACCACCAATGATTGTTTGATTACTTGCTGTTGTCAGAGAACCGCCAGAAGTCAATCCAGCAAGAAAATTAGCATTTCCCGAAGTTAGATTATTCCCTGCTGATGTGCCTATTGCTGTATTATTATTAGAGGCACCGCTTAACTTAGCCAAAGCGTCTTTACCCACAGCTAGATTACTACTACCTGTCAAAGAAGTAGCTGCAAAACCACTTAAAGCTCTCCAACCCATAGCTGTGTTATAATTACCTGATGTAACTTCTCTACATGCGTACTGCCCTAAAGCTGTTGTAGCTGTACCTGTGGTTACACTTTCAGCAGCTCCTGTACCTATACCAGTATTAACTGTCCCTGTAGTTAAGTCCATTAAAGCTTGACCACCTATAGCAACATTACTATAGGAAGTGGTCAAATCTTTTAAAGCGTCTGTACCTATCGCAGTGTTGCTATAACCTGTAGTTTGACTGTTTAAGGTGTTTACGCCTAAAGCAATACAGTTATCACCACCAGTAAAATTAACAGTTGCCCCATCTGGTACTGCACCAACACCTGCATCCTTCCCGATTGCAACCGCAAATGATTGTTCGTCTGCGTTGTAGCCAGCGTTTTTACCTATATAAGCATTACTTGTGCCTGCTGTAAGTCGTCTTCCAGCGTTTTCACCAATAGCTACATTGTAATTACCCGCAGTTAAAGCATAAAGAGCGCTGCCACCTATAGCTGTGTTACTGCTTACTGTTACTCCGGCATAGAGAGATAATTTACCTATAGCTGTATTACCAGAGCCAGTAGTTGAGAATGCACACGCCGATTGTCCTATAGCTACATTGTTTGATCCCGATGTTAAAGAGAATAAAGCTGAACCACCTACAGCCAAATTATAATCTCCAGTAGTTAAAGCTTGCAGAGCGGCAGAGCCTACACCTACGTTTGCTAGAGCGGTTGCCGTTAAAGCTGAGCGGCTTGCTGCGCCTACAAAAGTGTTTTGAGTACCAGTAGGGTATGAACCATTTAAAGTTAAATCACCTGTTACGTTCAAAGCGCTTAACGTGCCTAAAGAAGTAATGCCGCTCTGAGCTGCGTCAACGCTAAGAGAAGGTGTAGTCCCACCCGTAGTTGATAAACCTGTACCGGCCCCAACGCTTGTCACTGTACCCGCATTAGATGTCCAGCCTGAATCGTTGTTCATGCTTGATAGAGCAATGTTAGCTTTAGTTAATTTTTTCTGTGCGCCATCAGTATCTACAACAGCAAAGAAGTCGCCGTCATCATTATCTTCAGAAGTTGTCAACTCGCTTAAATCTAAAACTACTTCATCAGCATTAGCTACAATACCTACGCCGCCCACTACATTTACTGTAGCATCACCTGAAGTTGCTCCGCCTGTTAAACCGTCTCCAGCTACAACGCTTGTAATATCGCCAGCACTTGCAGCGGCTGTTACAGCGTCTACATAAGTTTTAGTAGCTAAGGCTGTTGGTAATGTATCATGAGCTGCTGAAACTCCAGTTAAGTCTGTATCAATACTGGTAACTACTTGAGAGCTTGTAAGCTTTAAACCTAGTGTATTTGTCTGACCATCAACTGTCAGTAAAGCTTTTCCAGCGCCTGTAGCTGTAGCTTTTAAGGTCATAAGTTCTGCTTCGACTGCACCACTTACTGCGTACTGGGATGTCATAAACTTAAAAGTGTCGTCAGTGTTATCACTAACCCAGAACTGTAAATGAGATGTACTATCAACTATAGAGCTTGTAATTTTCAACGTGTCGTTTTCGTGAGAAGGGAAGTTAACAGTACCTGCGTTTACAAAGCCTGTAGTATTAATTGAATCCGCACCAACATTGATTGATCCAAAACCAGAAGTAATTGTACCGCCATCTAGTGCGCCTACAGAAGTAATCTGTGTTTGTGAAGCGTTAACACTGAATTCGCCACCAGCTAATGATAGTCCAGTCCCTGCTGTTTGAGAATCTGTCCAAGGAACATTAACAAACATTTTATCAGAGCTTAATTCAACAGGATAGTTTTTATTATTTTCTACATATCCAATTTTAACTAGACCAGCAGTGCTTGATGTAGCTGTTAAGTAAGTAGTATCAGTATCTGTAGCAGTTATCGTGCCGTTAGCGGCAATAGTAATATTATCACCAGCAGTAAGCGCAGCGACTACGTTTGCAGTATCCGTCACGTCTGCACCAGCTTCGATAGCGTCTAATAATATACCGTCCGCTGCTATATCACGACCGTCTACAGTCCCGCTAACAGCTATGTTACCTGTTACGTCTATGCCTGTTGCTGTGGTAGCAAACTTGTGGTCGTTGTCGTGATAAAGATTTACTGTACCGTTCGAGATGAACTGAGCCATTGTCTCGCCAGCGGATTGAACATAAACGCCGCCGCCGTTAGTCGTGTTTACTATTAGTTGTCCATCGCCAGAATCTTGCACATAACTATTAGTACCATCGTGAAAAAGCTCTAAATCTTGAGTATTACCTATTTGTATTTTTTCATTGTCACCTAGTTTAACACCATCAGCAGTAACCGTACCTGTTACGTTTATGCCTGAGCTATCAACGGATAAACTATTAGCATAAGCATTACCAGTCTTGCGAACAAAAAACTTTAATTTACCCTCTTCTTGATTATCAATAATAACTGGAGATTCTGCTCTCATATAAGCGTAGGTCTGATCGACTTGTTGATCGTTATGACCCTGAAAGGTTATTTCAGCTAGTTGATTGTCAATAGACGCACCTTCATTGCTTCTCAATGTTAAAGTTGGCTGTGCAGATCCGGTGTCTGTATTAGCTGTAATAGTAATCTGATCTTCAAAAGAAGCTGTGCCAGCAATAGTTGCATTAGTAGCAGACAGTGTGCCTGTTACGTCTACGCCTGTAGCTGTTGTTTCTAGCTTAGTGTGTGCTCCACCGTGTTGTAAGGCTACTTTGCCGCCTGACCGCAAGAATAAATTATCGACTAAGGAGTTGACCATTGAAAGGTCTGATACTTCAGAATGAGATATTCTTAAATCAAAATCATCAGAGTTAGGAGTTTTTAAATCTAAGTGTGCGAGGTTTTCTGCACCAATTTCAATTGATGCTTCTTGGTCGGCGACTTCTCCGTCAAAGGTACTTACTACTTGTAATGCAGCTCTTCCTGTTGCGCTGTTCACTGACGCAGCAGCATTTCCGCTGGAAGTCTGAACAATCAAACTATCAGCAGTAACCGTACCTGTTACCGTGGCACTATCGACATACAAGTCTTTAAAGCGTTTAGCAGTTGTACCAATATCTACATCGCTATCTGCATTTGGTTCAATGACACCATCTTTAAACGAAAGTTGAAGTGCTGCTGCACCGCTTACTTTAGTATAGAAGTTTAATTGGTCAGTAGCTTCAGTGGTTGTAATTTTAGTAAAGGTATCAGCAGAGCTAATCAACGGAACAAAAGCACCTGAGTCTACATCACCGTTATGATTGTGGCCTGTGCTCTCATCAAAAGCTACTGAAATATTATTAAACTCAGTAGTAAAGTGGTCTGCGAGAATAGTCTCACCAGTTGTGAAAGTCTTTGTTTTAGTATAACCTGTCATTCTTTATCTCCTGCCTGCTGGCACGTAATCTATGAAAAGACCATTAATACGGTAAGAACCTTTTTGGTCATCACTTGTAATTGTAAAACTTGCTGTGTGTCCACTGCCTTGAACAGCTTGTCTGACCATCGGGTCGCCAATACCGCCGTAAAGGTTTGTTCCAAATAGAGCAGTCCCGTATGCAGAGGGGCTTGGGATTGTAGTCATTACGTAAGGCTGCGGCTGCGGAGCATCTACGCTATTATAATCGTATCTAACACGTAGTGTTGGAATTACAGTAGACTCAGGGCTGATTGAGACTTTTACATAGTGTAGTGTTTTCCTGCTACCCACGTCTCCGAAATCATAGAACGGAGTGACGTACCTAGAGTTTATATTGAAAGCAGCCCCTTCGCTATAAAAACTTTTACCTTGATCGTGTAAATACACATAACCTTTTTTATCAGCATGATAATATTTCTCTACACCATCTGTATCAAAGCTTGAATCAATAGCATGAGCTTGGATGCCTAATGTTTCTGACCACTCAAAACCGTTATTAGTTAGTGTGCCTATGATGCCTTTAGAGCCTGCTACAAGCTCATCAGCTTCTGAGTAGAACAGTCTATATTGATTTTTACTTCGAATGACAGCACTTGAAACAATAAGATTATTAATATTTTTTGCAAGCTTTGCAAAGGTAGGTTGGACTTGACGACTGATTGAGCTTAACTCTACGTCACCTATACGGGCTGTACCTGCAATTGTACGTATGCCATCAGAACTTAAAAATACTAAATCACCACCTATTTCTTGAATACTAGCTGCTGCCAGACAACCTACGTTTGTAGTAATCGGTACTATAGCTTCTCCGTCATTTACGCCAGCCCCCATGTTAACAAACTTATGTATGCTGTTAGCACAAAATATAATAACGTCATCACGGAAACTTTTTAAACCTACAATAGTATCTCCAAGAACTAAGTGTGCTCCTGTTGAAAAGCTAGTGACGCTACCTACAGAACTATAATATAAAGAAGTACCTGCCCCTGCCACGAGGCGTGTTTCGTGTCGAGTACCTACAGACGGTATAATTTCAGCACCAGCAACTAAGTCAATTGAAAATTCATGGCCGTTATAAGTTCGAGTATCTAAATCGCCAGTGCCTTTAATTGTAAGAGTAAACGGCAGGTTATCGCCGTCTAAAATAACTACGGTTCCATTGTCTCCTATACCTTCTTCATACACAAAACTTGTCTGGCCTTGACCCGTTCTATCTACAAGAGTCCTACCACCACCAGTTACGAAATACTCAGCATACGTGTAGTCTGTGTTAACTTGTCCGGCTCTAGCTACATTGACCCAAGTTATGCCGTCTATTGTAAACATAATAGCACTACCAGAACAGACAAGGAGTCCTCCCGCATAAGCCATGACACCTTTAATGTCATTAGTTCCATTTGGCCTAGTAGTCCCATAAGGAGTGTAACCATTAATTCTACGGTATCCAGAGTCTGAATCGACCTCAAAGTTTTGAAGAGCTATGGCTGTTCCGGGCGCACCCAAAGCAGCGAGCTGATTAGTATTAGTATCTAATCCGCCTTTACATACAAAACCAAAAGG